ACTCCGATTTGAAAGCAGGTTTGCGCGCTTGTTTTTGCCAGTTGCTCATACTCCGTCCACTTGCCGTGATACCGGTCATTCAGCTGATTGTTATATGCGTCTCGATAAACCAAGGCCAACGTCTGGTGGACGTGCCATTTCCGAATCGAATCGGTAACTACAACATCCGACACCCCGCGCGATCGCCGAGCTACTGTTGAGTGGTCCCGGAGCGAAGAGCGCCGAACAAGAAACAGCAGTACCTGAGCCTCTAGATCCTGTTGAGCAAGCAGGATTTTCGCGGCAAGATCGATACCCTCCGCGCTGGTCACGTTAAGGACGGCGTTCTCGTAACGCTGAAGGTCCGCCGCCGTGCTGATGGGACCATCGTTAAATAGAGCCATCGTTGGACGCTTCCTATCGCTTCTCCGCTCGCGTCGCGCTCTTCATCGCGCGCAGATCCGCATCCGAGATCACGTTGATTTGAACCTTGTCCGCCATTAGGCGCTGCTGCGCCTCTTCCGCCGCTTTTTGAGTAGCCGCTCGAAACGCCGCGGATTCCTCCGCCGTCGCTAAGTGGGCTCGTCCCTCTAAAATGAGCCGTGCGGCGATACTTCTGGAGACTTCAGACAACTGCCCAGGCCGCCCGCCATCTGACGTCTCCTCACTTACCATCACTACATGTGCATCCGCGATCTCCTGTTCGAGTTTCCTCAGTTTCTGAAAAAACATACGTAAGTCCATCCTGCCCCCTTTTGATGGCGCGGACAGGCGCCAGTTTGCGCCCGCCCGCATTGTCGTCTCAACCGCGCGCTTAGCTGTTGACTTGCACTCCAAAGGAATTTCGGAGGACCGCTGCACCATACAGCACATCGACCGTAAACTGCTGCGCCAATGTGTTCGGTTGATAGCTCATCACCACGCGGATTCCAAAGTTGCCCATTTCCGCGTACTCGGCGATGGCGCCGGTGCCTGGCAGTGGTTGTGGCAGTCTGCGAATCACTAGTCCAACAGCGTCCCTTGCGAACGCTAGGTTGTGAGTATTTACCGGGCCACTCCCGGTCTTCTGCACTAGCTGGGAACGGAAGACGAAGAAGTCTTTGATCTTTCCCACGGCGCCGTCTACCAGTGCGCGTAAGCCAGCATCACCTGCGGTGTAGTATTCGCTGAAGCGAGGAATCTGTCTCAATGCCGAATAACTCGCCGGATCCACCACCAGGTACTTACTCGCCACTGCCGGCACCTTTGCCTGAAACAGCGCAGTCTCCGCCTGATCCACCACCGCTTCCGTTAACGCGATACCTGCCGTGCCCACCGCCGTGTTCGAACTGAACTGCGAATACAGCGTCAATATGTCCGACTCGATCCGTTCCGCGATCGCAACCACAGCCGGCTGCATGTACAACCTCAGAAGATCTGGCACCGCCAGAACCTTCGTGACATCGGGTATCTGAAACGTCGCCTCTGCGTGTGTATTCAGAACGATCTGCGCGTTCCCCAGATTTGGATTCTGCGCTTGAACCGTGCCACCCTCTGCGATGTTGTTGGCAACCAGGGTCGGAGGAATCGGCACGTTGACCGTGTCTCCCGCGTTCGCGAGCGTAGGCTCATAGTCCCGATTGACTAAGTTGCCCATCACAAGATTGCCCATGAGCGCAGGCAGAGCGTCCACAGCGACAAGCTTCACAATCGCGCTGGCGACATTTGCTGATGTAATTGCTGGCATTTACTTTGACCTCTTTCTAGTGTTCTTCAGACGCCGGGTTACGTCTTCCTTTATCCGTCCTATCCCGAGCTCTTTACATGCCTCTCAGTGCTTGACTTGCCACCCTCGAGACCTCTTGGCGAACCTTCTCGAGTTCTTCCGGACTCATGCCTGGGCGAATCCTGTCCAGATCAAATGCGCCCGCATTCGAAGCCGCCTTCGGCCCCGATCCCATCCCGGATCCACCCGTTATCCGCGCGGGAAGCAATTCAGGATTCTCCTGGACGAATTGTGCTAAATAGTCCCGCAGGCCAAGCTCGCCCGGCCCGCTGCGCGCGATTAACTGGCCATCCTCCCGCCGTTGAATGTCATCCCGCACGGCGCGATATGCCAGGTCCACTTTGGCTACGCCCAGCCGTTGTAGCTCGGCTCGAATCGACGAGCTCCGCTCCGCCTCATCCGCCACTTGCCGGCTGCGAACGTTCTCTTGAACCAGATCGTTGACCCGCTTCTCCAAGTCCTCGCGGCGTCTGCGCTCATCTAGCAGTTCCGCCTTGTACGCGGGCTCCGCTTTCACTTGTTCAGCGTGGACAAACTCTTCAATCACGCCCTTTATAAGCGAGCGCAACTCAGCCCCATCCGTCTTCGCTTCTTCCATATGCCTCCCGACGATCCTGTCAAGTGTGGCGCACGCACCCGCGCGTGCCGCGTCGCTCGTGCCGACGTCCGGCCCGTAGCTAACTTCAGCGCACAACTATTCTTGATCGATTTCGCGCCCGATCCGGTCCTTCGTCTCTTGCCGGACATCGCACAAAAACTGAAATGCAAGCTTCTTAAATACTTGTTTCTTCAACGTTGGCGAGTTGATGCCTAGGCTTAGCAGTCGTTGAGCATCGTCGAGTTCCGTCCCAAAATCGCCGATGTCAAACTCATCCATCCCCGACACATCTATGCTTAACCCGTCCTCTCGTGCCGCCTCAACCGCGCGCAGCACGCGTTTCATTGAGTCCTTCAGCGCATCGCCATACGCGCGCAACACCTCCTGGGTAATTGTGTAGTCGCGCTGCTTACTTAGCCCTGACTGTGTCGCGTTTCCCGAGAGCGCTCCGCCAGCGTGTGTCACATAGCACACGCGGTAAATCTCCTCTTGCAATCTCGTCAAGTTATCGGCCGCAATCTGGTATACGGTCCCCTGAGGTTCTGTCCACCCAAACCGGTCTTGCGGACCAAGCTGGATGTAGTACGACTCGCCCATCACTTGATTCCAATCCCGCTCCGAGTAAACCACTGGCATCGCGAACAACCCCATCGTTAGCGCCCATCCCAAGGCGTTGGACTTGTTGAAGTGCTCTAGTTGTAACGACGCTGCTTTGTTCAATAGCCACAACCCTTCGGATACCCGCAATTCAACCAGCGGCACACGTGACTGCTTTGCAAGGCCATGACGTCCCTCGGCGACGAGCTCCACGCGCCCTTGCTTGCTGCCTTCTTCTACTTGCTCGTAGATTCGGTATTTTTCCTTGTCGTAGTAAACCCAGCGAGTTTGCTTCCACCACCCTGTATCCTCCAGCTTGTCCTTACGTAGACTCTGCGTACGCAATACTACCCACTGATACTGCCCGCGATCGTCGTAACTCCAATTAATAAGTTCATCAGCCGAGTAACTCACCACATAGGCGCGCGAAGCGCCCTGCTCATCTTCCTCGGCCCTGGTGCCCACTGGTCCACTCATGCGCGGAAAATCAATCAGCACATAACTCTTTCCGCCAATCAAAGCCTCCACAAACTGCCTTCGGAAGAACTCCGTCAGATTCGTACCCTTCAGGTCGCAGTCCTCAGCAAATGCGCTGAAGAATATTTTCGATCGCTCGCTGTTGCCCTCGAATGTCAATACGGGCTCTCGCCGGAAGAGCGTTGCCGTGTACCAGTCCACAATGGAGCCCACGTAGTTTTCGTAGAAGCTCCGGCTCAACCGTTCTAGATAGACGTCACCGGGTTCCTTCTGCCGTCGGACCAGGTATTGGTCGGCTCTAGTAATAAACTGTTCACCTCCCGCATAAAGATCGCGGTATTGCCTCCACATCGCCCGCTTCGCTGCATACTCGGGATGCTCCTGCGTGATATCCGGACCAACATTACCAATATTCATCTGGTTTCTTTCGCCCTCAAATGAGTCTTCGGCTCTGTTCGCCAAACGTCGGACCCGGCCGGTACTCTTGCCAGATCATGTAACCCAGAGCATCTGATAGGTGCGTCCTCTTCGGATCTCGCTCCTTATCGATCACGCTGCTATCAGGTTTGAACGTTATCTCTTCGAAATCCGCTACCAGCCCCTTACATCGCGGATGGACAAACAGTCGAACTTCTTCTCCCGCCGAAAACAATTTCGCGTTCACTAGTGCAATCCGCTCTCGAACACTCGGATTACTCGGAGGTACTCGAAACTTCAGATTCCGGTATGCCGTTCGCCGGAAAAACTCCTTAACGATCTGGTAGTCCGTCGTTCCTGCCGTCTGCAGCCGCTGACCCGATGCATCTCCGTAAATCACAATGCCTGCTTGATGGTTCGGATACCGCGCATGAAACTCCTCGCACGCCTGCAATGTGCTCGCCCTGCTAAGAACCACTTCGTCCAGCACCCGAACCTCATCACCGCTCGTCTGCGCCACGATGGAGCTCATCGGATCTACGTTGAAGTCCAATGCCCAAAACAGAGGCAGCGCCGGCTCAATCTCAACCTCCCGGAGGTTACGCTTGCGCTGAAATCCCTGGTACACCACTCCGGCCTGGACATTGAGATACTCCCCAAGAGCCTCTTGCTCGAAGAACTTCGGATCGTAGCTGCCTCGCAGTCGTTCGTAAAAATCGGGAATTTTGTCGAGCACATAGCTGTTCTCAAATGGTTTGGCAAGTATGACCTCGTATCCCGCCACCACATCCCGCACGAACCTCCGGCAAACCCAATCAAATCCTTTCGGCGTCCAAACTCCGAACCCGCAAAGACGCGACGCCTTCGGGTCTCGCAGTCGGCCTTCCAGCCGTAACCAAGCTTCTTCCGCCGTATACGTTAACTCGTCAAGCCCAAACCAGGCTAAGTTTGTTCCGCGCAACCGTTCGAAATCGTCTACTGCCCGAAAATAGATCCGCGATCCGGTATCCTTCATGAGCAGCACCGATTCCGACTTATTCATCTCATGCCGGATCCCGTTACTGCTCAATACCTCTAGGAAGCTGACTAATGTGGCGTCCCTCAACATTGGATAAGTCGGGGCGCCAATCAACCCTTGCCGGCCAGGATTCAAGTAGCTGAGCCTTATCGCCTCCTGACACAGCACTTGACTCTTTCCCGAACCGATAGGCCCAGAAAATCCTTTGAACCTCGCCGTCGAAGCATGAAATTTACTCTGCGATGGGAGAGGTACATAGTCTATTTCAATCCGCAGCGTTTCTCCGCTGGATCTTTCCACGTGACAATGATCTCCCTCGGCTGCTCCTCTTCCTCCAGCTCGCGTTCGAGCTGCATCAGCCGGATGAAATCCGCTAGCGTCACCTTGCTGTTCTCGAGATCGAGTCGCTTTTCAATGTCGATGAGGAGCTTGGTGATTCGTTGCCTGCGGGAGCCTTTGAGTCCGCGTGCCTGCGTTTCTGGCGGCAGCTTTTTTCCGCTCCGTGCATGTGTCCCCATCTGGATTCCAAAAAAGTGGGCGCCTCCGTTTCCAGAAGCGCCCGCAAGCAACTCTCTCCTGCACCAACTCTATCAATCACATTTCTGTGTTACGCCGATCGCTCTGCTAAACATCTGAAAACGAACCGGAGATTGCCAAATTCTTTCTGTCACTGTTGTTTGAAATGTTACTGCCCGCTCTGCTTTCGGTCTTGTCCGTCGTCACCTAGATGTTTCCGATCCACATACTCCGCAGCAGCTCTCAGCACGACGTTCGCCGTCATCACGGTTGCGGCTGCAATGGCGGCTGACGATCGAGCGCCCACACCGGCCAGCGTCCCTA